AAAGATTTTGGGATAGCACCTCCGCAGGAAGATATTGATAAACTTATTAAAGTAAATGAGTTCTTTCAGGATTTGGAAACTCAGGCAAAGAGCCTGAAAATGGAAATAGCCACAGGCTTGGCAAGCGTTGATTTGAGTGCGCTGCTCAATGCGTTCAGTGAGGTTCGAGAGGTTCTTACTGATCCAAAGGTGCTTGATGGATTGGTTGATTTAATTGGCGGGATCGCCGAGGTTGCTACATGGTTAGTGAAAGCTGCGGCAGCAGCCGGAGAGCTTGCATCTTTCTCGAATAATCGTGTTGCAGCACTTGGTGGTAATATTGACTTGTCTAACATTGAACAAGTTAACGAGCGCATTCGCGTCTTGCAAGATAACCTATCCAATCGCACTGGTGCTTACTCTCAGGGGCAGTCAATGTTTGGGTGGTTTTCTGATACCGATGACAGTGTTGATGCGCTTAACAAGGAACTAAATCAGCTTATTGCCACTAGAGATAAATTGCTGAAATCTCCGGCTAGCAGTCTACCAACTCAACAGGCATCTGTTGCGGTTACAAATCAGTTTTCATTGGGATCTGGTGAAACGAATGGCAAGACAGCAACCTCAGTAAACAAGCTGGAAAGTGCATTTAAATCTTTAGAACAAAGTTATTTAAGACAAATTGAGCTTATCGACACAACAGGAAAGAAAAACGTTATTGTTACTGAGCAGCAAAAACTTTCATTTGATATCGTCACCGGGAAATTAACCGGGCTTAATGATGTTCAGAAAAAGCGCCTGGAGCAATTAGCCGCTGAAGTTGACAGTCTGAATGCAGTAAAAAAAGCGAATGAAGATAATCTTAAAGTTGCTGAATTTGCCGCGACTCTTCAAAAGCAAAATGAAAATGATCGGCAAAATTTAAATATTGATATTATGGGTGCGTGGGAAGGTGATGAATATCGCTCCCGCCTTAAAGAAATCGAGCAGATTAAAAAGGAATTTAACGACCGTCAGTTTGAATTGAATCAACAATTTAATCGTGATGGTGATGCTGGTCTTTATAAGCAACAGACGGATGCTCTTAATGAAGCACTTGAAGAAAGGCTTAAAATACAAGAGGAACATTATAAGAAGGTTGATGAACTACAGAATAACGGCACTGCTGGATTTGTTTCTGGTATGGCAACCCAAATTGAAGCATCAATGGATTTATACAGCAATATGCAGCAGGTTGGGGCGCAGGCGTTCAGTAGTCTAACTGATATGATTACCCAATGGGCAGAAACAGGAAAGTTAAACGCCCAAGATTTTGCCGCAACGTTTCTTCAGTCAATCGGTAGTGCGCTTCTTTCTTATGCTGCAGCACAGGTTGCGATGGCGGGGCTGGCTGCATTTACCTCAATGATTGGCGTCCCTTTTGTGGGGCCTGAACTAGCCGCCCCCGCTGCAATAGCCGCTGCTGCAGCGGCAGGTGTTCTTGCTATTGGCGTTGGCTCAGCCCTTAAAGGCCAGGCGCACGATGGTATTGATTCCGTACCCGAAACGGGAACCTGGCTTCTGCAAAAAGGCGAGCGAGTTACCACGGCTCAGACCAGCGCAAAACTTGACGCTACGCTGGAGCGAGTTGCTTCTAGTTCAAACGCTGGAATTTCTTATGCACCAGTAATGCACTTTAATGTTAACGGTGATCCCTCCGCTGCACAGATAGCCATGATGAAAAAAGCTGTCGCCGATGGTGCTAATCAGGGATATCAAAAAGCGGTTAACTCTGTCGCCACTCGGCAGGGTGATTTGCATCGTGTTTTGATGGGTAAGACTAATGCAGGGGTGAAAAAACGATAATGGCCATTACGACAGATATCGATTACCCGGCTGAATACCTTCCGGGGCCGTTAAAGGAAGGTTTTGGATTAAAACCGGTATCACCACTTCGCCGCACAACGTTTCAGTCAGGCAGGGAACGCCAGCGCAGGGTTTACACCTCAACACCGACTGCCACCAACGTTTACTGGATCTTCACTGATGGTCAGGCTCAGTTATTTGAAGCCTGGTTCCGCGATGTTATCAATGACGGTCAGGCGTGGTTCAATATGCCGCTGCTGACACCGATCGGCTCTCAGGATTATGTGTGTCGCTTTACGGATATCTATGAAGGTCCAACTCCGGAGGGCGGAATGTACTGGCGCTATTCGGCTAACCTGGAAATGTGGGAGCGTCCTATGGTGCCCGTCGGATGGGGTCACTTCCCTGATTTTCTTGCTAACCAAAGCATCATTGATCTCGCCGTAAACAAGGAGTGGCCATTGGATGAAAACGCTTGATCGTCTTTATGCTTCGTCTGGTCCTGAAACCATTATTGATACCGTCCAGCTGGTTATTGGCGATGAAACGTTTTGGCTGGTTAAAGGGTTTGATGATGTTACCGCAAAGCTGGAAGACGGAACGGTACAACTCTTTCAGGGTGCTGCAATGGATATTGCTCTCCCGGCGAGAAATGCCGACGGCACCCAAGACTTAAAGTACGCTATCAGTAATATTGACGGCAAAGCTTCTGCAGCAATAAAAAAGGCTCGCGCAAACGGTGATGAGGCCACTATTACCTATCGGAAGTATATTTCCACTGATTTTGGCGCACCGCAGGAAAACCCCGTTACATTGACAGTAAAATCAGGCTACTGGACTGCAACAGAAGTGCAGGCATCTGCAGGTTACTTATCCATTCTTGACTGGGCATGGCCCCGCCATCGTTACACGCTGACGGAATACCCGGCGCTTCGTTATACAAACTGAGGTCATTATGTTTAACCAGGATAAATACCTTTCTGCAGTATGGCAGAAGGGCGGTCGTGTTTTTCCTGAAATTGACTGCTACGGACTGGTTATTGAAATCAGAACCGATATCGGCTTAACCGGCTGGCCTGATTTTTTCGGCGTAACCAAAGATGATAACGGACTGGATACCGCAGCCAGAGAGTTTAATCATTCACTGAAACGATGCCAGCCAGAGCCGGGCGCGGTGGCGGAATGCTTTACCGGTTCGGTTGTCACGCATCTTGGCGTTGTAGTCGAAATGTCCGGACAACTTTTTGTGGCTGAGTGCAACCCAAAATCCAACGTCACGTTTATGCCGGTAGAGCAGTTTAAAAGGCGCTTTGTCAAAGTGGAGTTCTGGAAATGACCATTCGTGTATTTGTCTCGAAACTGGCGGAAGAACCGGCAGAAATCTATCAGCACGGCACAATCACGATAGATAAGTGGTTAAGAAAGAACGTGACCGGTTATAGTGAAAATCCAGAACCTAAAATGACTATTGAGGTTGATGGCGAGCTTATTCCTCACGAGCAATGGCCGTTATGTTTGATAAAACCCGCCATGACGGTAGATATTAAACCGATCCCCTATGGCGGGATCATCGGTGACATCTTTAAAATTGTGGCAACTCCGCTTCAGTTTGTTTTTAACCTGCTCGGGCTGTCTCCCAATATTAATACGGATGGATACAGTTCAATACCCTCAGGAACCAGCCTTGATTTGTCACCGGCTAAAGCGAATGCCAGCAAGCTAGGCGATCCCATAAGAGAGGTCTTTGGTCGCTGCCGTATCTATCCTGATTATGCTGTACAGCCGGTCACGCGATTCAATAAAGACAATCCAACAGTAATGACGGTTTACATGCTGCTTTGTATTGGCCGGGGCAATTTTTCATTTGCTAACGGTGATATTCGTGTTGGTAATACACCGATTAACTCACTCTCAGGTTTTGACTATACCGTTTATGAGCCCGGGGATAATGTTTCCGGTGATATCCGAAGCGAGAACTGGTACGGCTCCGCTGAGGTTGGCGGTACTTCAAGTGGTACCGGGCTTGATATGGCGCAAACCGCGCCATCTTCAGACGATATTCTTGCCGACAGCATGACTGTTTCCGGAAATACCATCACGTTTTCCGGGCTGGATACGGACGATGACGATGATGATGACGAGGATGATAACAAACTTCCCGATAGCTGGGTTGCAGGCGCTATCGTTGAGATCAAAGCACCGACCAATTTTGTTATCACAGAATCATCCGGTTACAGCGTTTTCACCAGTAAAACAGTCGAGGAAATTACCCCTTATGCAGGGATGCCTGTAACACTGACCTACAACGGCGTTGACTATGATTTATTTATCGCAAGCTATACGCCCGGGCAAAGCGCCATCCCCGGCGTGGGTGGCAGTGCGGCGGCAATAAAATCCAGTGGCGCACCATTCACGTATGATTTTTCCGAGGTATCAGCCACCTTTACGATTATATGGCAGGGTGTAGCCTATCCGGTATCGCTGAGGGCTGACTACGTGAATATGTCTGGTTTGCTTGCGGCTATCACTGATGCGCTATCCGGTTCCGGGCTGATTGCCCTGGATGCTGGCGGTACGGTGGTTGTTACTGAGGAAAGCAGCCCTTTTTCCGGTGGAAATATAGCCTCATCAGCACTGCCGGTTTCAGTTTTTGGAGATGAACCGTCTTATATCACTGGCCTTGCCTCATCAGGAGGGCAGGCCGCAGTAACTGCAAACGTTACGCTTGCCTATAACCGTGCGACAGGTACACCGTTCGAGGGAATGCCGGAAGGTATTCAGCGTGTATCCCTGGCACATCGCGGCGTTGAGTATCAAATCATATCAACCGATGGCCCAACAGCCATGCTTTCCCGCCTGATTGATGGGGTGATTGATAACACATGGAGTGGGTTTTCAGTCAGGACCATGATTGACTACTCAGCCAGCGGGATAAATGAAAATGATGCCTGGATGGGGCCGTTTCTGGCCTGCCCGCCGAATGAGGTGATTGATGCTTTTGAGGTGAATTTCTCATTCCCCAGCGGTATCTGTGGGTTTGATGACAGAGGAAACAAGCGTAACCGTCGCGTTGAGTGGGAAATTCAGTATCGTGCCTACGGCTCTGGCGGTGACTGGGTAAGTAAAACGGGATCATATTCTTTGGCTAACGTGAACGGGCTAGGGTTCACCGAGCGTATTGACCTGTCTGTTGCCTCGCTGGTTGAAGTGCGTTGCCGCCGTCGCAATGAACAGAACAGCAATAATGACCGGGATAATATGTACTGGCAGGCGCTTCGCGGACGCTTGTTAACCCGGCCGTCGTCATATGCTGGCGTAACGTTAATGGGAGTTTCTGTTGAGACTGGCGGAAAACTTGCTGCTCAGTCTGACCGTCGCGTAAACGTTGTGGCCACACGCGTTTATGATCAGGGTGCTGCCCGGTCAATTTCCGGGGCGCTGTATCATGTACTGACCTCTGTGGGATTCAGGGAAAACCAGATTGACCGGGAGACTATCGACGCGCTGGAGGCTCAATACTGGACGCCAAGAGGCGAAACGTTTGACTTTGCGACGAACGACGGAAACAGTTCAGTTAAAGACATGCTCGATAAAATCACGAATGCCGGGATGGGATATTTTTTGCTGAGTGATGGTCTGGCTTCTGCTGGCAGGGAAGGTATCAAGCCGTGGAAAGGCATCATTTCCCCGCAAGAGCAGACGCGGGAACTGCAGACGTCTTTCACCTCGCTGTCAGATGATGACTATGACGGCGTGGACGTGACCTACATCAACGAAGATACCTGGGCAGAAGAAACGGTCCAGTGTCGCTACCCGGATAAACCGGATGCCAAAAACATTGAAAGTTACACGTTAAGTGGCGTTCTTGAGCAGGACAGAGCCTACCGTATTGGTATGCGTCGTCTTTGGGGCTACCGCTATCAGAGCATGTCTTTTTCCACTGCTACTGAGCTGGATGCATTGTGTTACCAGTATATGGACAGAATTGTGCTGACGGACGATACGCCTGGAACGACGACAAGTTGCCTGATAACAGGGATGGATTATGACGACGAGAAAATCACCCTCGTGGTTAACGAACCGCTTGATTGGTCAGTCGATAATCCCAGGGTCATTATTCGTTTTCAGGACGGTAGCGCCTCTGGGATTTTAACACCCATTCGTATCGATGACTTCACCTTAACAGTTCCTTACAGCGATGCTTTACAGCCTGAGACCTGGATCATGGAAAGCAGTTCTATCGAGCCTCTTCGTCTGGTGTTCTGTAACTCAGAAAAGAGTGTCTCTCATGCACTGGTGACCAACATAGAGCCTGATACTGATGGCGTATGTACCGTCACCGCCATCCAGTATGACGAGCGTAAATATCAGCATGATGACGCCACCTATCCAGGCAATGTCTCATAGCCCTAAAAACTAAATCAGACCACAACAACAGAACCTGCTCCGGCAGGTTTTTTGTTCATGAGGCCGTAAATGACAACATATAAAACAGGCAACAAGCTGGGTTCGGCTAACCCGAAAGACTTGTTTGACAACGCTGAGAACATTGACCATTTCGCTAATGATAAAAATAACGAATATTGGGACGACCGTTTAGGTAAGAAGCGTCGCACTATTCAAGGAATGGAAAATGATTTTGACAGGGAAATTGAACAATTCAATACAGATGCAGATGCTGCCATCCGAGCTGCTGGGTATGTATTACTTGATTCATTCCAGCAGGGTGTAAAATTACCGAACAATGAGATCACGCTCCGCAATCAGGCTTTGCGCGACGAGAGAACAGGGGAGTATTACCGCTGGAATAGTGAGCTGCCGAAGCGGGTATTAGCTGGCTCCACTCCAGAGAGCACTGGCGGGATAGGGGAAGGCGCGTGGGTTGGGGTTGGTGATGCTGCACTAAGGAAGGAGCTGGGCGGGAGTGGTGGGGCAGCACTAATAGGTTATTTTTCATCACTAGAGGCCTTGTCTCAGGCGAAAGGAACGGATGGAGATAAAGTTTCTTTGGTTGTAAATGGTTGGATGGATGGCACATTCATTTTCGATAGCACAAAAAAGGAAATAAATGATGGTGGTATCATCATCAATGGCTGGGTGAGAAATATTAGTAACGGTATCGTAAACATAGGATGGTTTGGCGCCAGGCGCGACTCAGACTCAGCACGTAATACAGTCGCGGTTCAGTCAGCAATAGATTTTGTGCACAAGAACTACGGTAAGGGTGTGATAGAGGTTCCCGCTGGAAACCTGCACTTCCCTATAGATGAAATACATGTCCCTGAAGAAATAACAATCTCCGGTGCCGGAGGTAAGGTTAATGCTTTCTCGACGGGAACTATTTACCTCAAGTCTAAATACGCACCTAACACCACCGTTGATAATTATCCAGGGATAAATTCTAATATCACTTTCCGAGATTTAAATTGTAATGGGTGCGACTTTAAGCTTTACGATAAGTATGATTCTTCAAGCTCTGCTATGTTTATGATTATTCGCTTTGAGGGCTGCACGCTCATAGGAACTTCAGTCGGAACAGAAAATGCCATCACGGTAAAAAATAAAACCTTTGATGTTCAACTTAAAAACACATATATATCTGAATATAGAACCTCGCGCGCGGCGTTAGCCATTATTGTTGACAATGAAAACCCGATACTCGCTACAAAATTTGAATCCACTGGTGTCTTTACTCAAGTTGAGGGTTGTAAGATATATAATAATGGTATCGGAATATTAGCTGAAGGTGGTGCTGCTGACCACACAGATATTCAGGTAGTAAACAGTCTTGTAGACCATAATCAAACAAATATAAAAGTTGATTATACGAGCAAATACAAAAGAGGCATGAATCCTGTTAATATTTACTTAACAAATGTCAGAATGGAATGGGGGCAAATATACAATATAGAGAACTACGGCGGTTTTATTTGGGTTAAGGGGTGGGGACTTGCCCCAAATAGACGCCAGAACAAGATTATCTCAGATAAGAACGGGCGTATAAATTTTGAAGGCAGGGCTTGCGGCACGATTGAAGGTGACGCAGACACTATCGTTCATGTGGATAATGGGGATTTCAGAAACATATTTCTTTCACCTGCTGTAGCATTCCCAACAACAAAACCTTCAATAATGAATACGAGCCCACTGTCCAGCACAAGGACTATGGAAGAAGTTAGGGTTGCTTTGCAGTTAAATTTCTCCGGAGCCGCTGGCTTTAAAGTGAAGATGATACCCAATTATGTGGCGGGGGCGGCTCCTAAAAGAACTATAGGGATAGTGCCTCCTAATGTATGGTCTCCTTCTGTAGTTAGCGGTGGCATGGCTACAGTTAGCGATAGCTCAGACCTGCGTAGTAAGCCGTTTACTGTAAAGCATTTTCCCAAAGTTGAATCTTCTTTTATACCGTCGAATGCCATTGCGATTTATTTCGGAACGGCAGATTCATATCGGTTAATAAACTGGGTAGGTCACGCTTGTGTGAATGTGCTGGATTCCGGCCAAATATTTACTCTTGACGCATATGCAATAAATGACGGGTCATATGTGG